TCAGTCCATGGGGTTATGTCAATCAACGTAAGACATTCATCAAAGGTAACGAAGAAATTCACTATGACATTCTAGGTATTTCTCAGCTGGACTATCTAGAACTGTACAAGAAATATACATATACTAAACAAGAGTCATATCGTTTGGATTACATTGCTCAAGAAGAATTGGGTGACAAGAAGAAAGAGAATCCAGGAACTGACTTCAAAGACTTCTACACAAACTATTGGAAAGACTTTGTTGAGTATAACATTCATGACGTGGAGTTGGTTGACAAACTCGAAGACAAGATGCGTCTGCTTGAGTTGCACCTAACCATGGCATACAATGCTAAGATTAATCCAGAGGATGTTTATTCTCAAGTTCGTATGTGGGATACTATCATTTACAATCACCTGCGTAAGAAAGGTATTGTTATCCCAGCGAAGTCATTCTCTGGTAAAGATGCACAGTTTGAGGGTGCTTATGTGAAAGATCCAATCATTGGTCTTCATAAGTGGATGGCATCCTTTGACTTGAACAGTCTATATCCACACTTGATTATGCAGTACAACATAAGTCCTGAGACTCTGACGAGCGAGAAACTCTCCGTCACTGTTGACAAACTGCTTAATCAAGAAGTGGATACCTCATATCTTAAACGCAGGGATCTAACTCTGACTGCGAATGGTTGGACATATCGTAAAGACATCAAAGGGTTCATGCCTGAGTTGATGGAAGAGATGTACAAGAATCGTTCCAAGTTTAAGAAACAAATGTTGAAAGTGGAACAGGAATATCAAAACGATAAAACCAAAGTCCACTTGTTAAAAGATATCAGCCGACTTAACAACCTGCAGATGGCGATGAAGATTGCTCTTAACTCTGCTTATGGTGCGATGGGTAATCAGTATTTCAGATACTTTGATATCCGTATGGCTGAGGGTATTACGACTTCTGGTCAGTTGTCCATTCGTTGGATGGCTAATAAGTTGAATGCCTTTATGAATAAAACTCTCAAGACAGAGGGTGATGATTTTGTAGTTGCGATTGATACTGATTCAATCTATCTAACTTTGGAAAAGTTGGTTGAGAAAGTGTGTGAAGGAAAAGACACTGCTGCGAAGATTAAGTTCATGGATAAGATCTGTGACGAAGTTTTCCAACCATTCATTGATCAAGGTTACACTGAATTGTCTGATTATATGAATGCATATTCTCAGAAGATGGTAATGAAACGAGAGGTTTTGGCTGACAAGGCAATCTGGACTGCGAAAAAGCGATATGTTATTAATGTCCACAACTCGGAAGGAGTTCAGTTTGCGAAACCTAAAATCAAAGTTATGGGTCTTGAGATGGTCAAGTCGAGTACACCTGCTGTTATTCGTGACAAACTTAAAGATTCGTTGGAAGTTATCCTCCAAGGAGAAGAAAAATCCCTACATGCATATGTTACGGAATTCAAGAAAACCTTTAATCAATTGCCTGTTGAAGAAATAGCATTTCCTCGTGGCGTGAATGGTGTCAAGCAGTATGCTGGCTCTCCGATTTACATGAAGGGAACTCCGATTCATGTACGTGGTGCATTGCTTTATAATCATCACTGCAAGCGCATGGGACTTGATAAGAAGTATCAACCTATCCGTGATGGTGATAAGATTAAGTTTGTGTATTTGAAGACACCGAATCCTTTCCAAGAAGACGTGATTGCTTTCAGTCAGCATATGCCAAAAGAGTTTAATATGGAAGCATACATAGATTATGATAAGATGTTTGAGAAGGTATTTGCCGATGCACTTCAGATTGTAATCGAACCACTCGGCTGGAAGACTGAAGAGCAAAGTTCGTTGGAGGATTTCTTTGGATAATATTAAAGTTATTAAAACTGGAATCAATGTATCAAAGATTCTAAAACAGTTGGAACAATACCCAGAAGACTGGGGTGGACAGAGACAAATTGAAGATACAGAATCATTACTCGACAGAGGGTATAAAGATGTAGACGCTGGTGTACTTCAATTGATTATGGGTGGTGTAGAGAAAGCAGAAGACTTTGTAGGAGATTCTGAGATTTGCATCCCAACACCAGCGTATCACAGACACACAGAAGTTATAAACTTCTTAAAGAGACACTTCAAAGGTGTTTCACGTTGCGGATTCTTACGACTTCCAGTAGGTGGAACAGTCGGTTTGCATATAGATGAGGGTACTTACTACCATACAAGAGATCGTTATCATCTCTCAATCCAAGGTAAGTATCGTTACTTTGTTGGAGACGAACACGTTGATGTAGATGCAGGAACACTGCTATGGTTTAATAATAAACTAAAACATGGAACAGAAAACTTAGGTGATGTTCCACGAATTACATTTGTGTTTGATGTCCCACATAACAAAAGTAATCCGAAATAAAATTGCCTTGCAAGTCATTGTGAGGTATAATAATCTAATGAATGGAGATAACAAATGAAAGTACTTAAATTTTATGCAGACTGGTGTGGTCCATGCAAAGCACTCACACAAGTAATTAAAACTGCTGGCGATAAAGTTACAATGCCAGTCGAAGAAGTGAATGTTGATGAGAATGTATTCATGGCAACTACTTTTAATATCCGTTCACTTCCAACTATGGTTATCGTTGACGAAAAAGAAAACGAAATCAAACGTGTTGTTGGTATGATGAACGAAGAAAAACTATTAGACTTTTTGAAAGGTGAATGATGAGTATTTTAGATAAAATTAAAAAGAATAGCACAATCAAAGACTCCGCTATTCTGGCGAACTCAAAGTTCTTCACGAAGAAGGATATGATTCCTACTTCAATCCCAATCATCAATGTGGCTCTTTCTGGTCGTCTTGATGGTGGCTTAACACCTGGACTTACAATGTGGGCTGGTCCAAGTAAACACTTTAAAACAGCCTTCAGTTTATTGATGGCAAAATCTTATTTGGACAAATATGAAGATGCAGCGTTGCTCTTTTACGACAGCGAGTTTGGTACTCCTCAGTCTTACTTTGATACCTTTGGTATTGATACAGATCGTGTTTTACATACTCCAGTAACTGACGTAGAACAATTGAAGTTTGACATCATGCAACAACTACAAAATGTAGAGCGTGGTGAACATCTTATGATTGTTATTGACTCGATCGGTAATCTGGCTTCTAAGAAAGAAGTTGAAGATGCATTGGATGGTAAGTCTGTTGCAGATATGAGTCGTGCAAAACAGATGAAGAGTTTGTTCCGCATGGTTACACCTCACCTGTCTTTAAAAGATATTCCACTCGTTGTAGTGAATCATACATATAAAGAGATTGGATTGTATCCAAAAGATATCGTTGGTGGTGGTACTGGTTCATACTACTCAGCTGACAACATCTTTATTCTTGGTCGTCAACAAGAGAAAGATGGCACTGAAGTAACTGGTTATAATTTTATTATCAACGTAGAGAAGAGTCGTTATGTTAAAGAAAAATCTAAGATACCTGTTAGCGTATCTTTTGATGGTGGTCTCAGTAAGTGGAGCGGTTTGCTTGATATTGCTCTTGAATCCAAGCATGTGGTTAAGCCCAGTAATGGGTGGTATGCCAAATGCGATCCGTCCACTGGTGCGGTAGAAGATAAGAAGTATCGTCTCAAAGATACTGACAGCAAAGAGTTTTGGATGCCAATTCTAATGGACAAAACATTCTATGATTTCGTCAAAGACAAATACTCTATGGGTCAAGGACAGATGATTGCATCTGACGATCTTGATGCAGCATTGGAAGCGTTGGAATTTGAAGATGAATAATTATGGTCTGCCCATAATCGTAATGGAGAATAGTTATAATAATCTCCAAGCATTAAAATTGACAGAAGAGCCGTTTAAAGATATAATGTATATCTACGGTAAGGTTAGTTTTGATGAAGGCGAAGAAACACCTCGTCTTAGATTTGAGTATGAAGTGATAGAGAATGCAGGTAAAACCTATGATGTGAAAGAATTTGAAGCATACATAGGTAAGATACTTGAAGAATTGATTCACCATCAAGTCAAAGATAATAGTTTAGTTTATACAGGCGGAGTTGATGAGAATAGAACAAAAGATTTTAACGAATCTGATACATGATGAACATTATTGCCGAAAGGTAATTCCCTTTGTAAAGAAAGAATATTTCTCCGAACGTAAAGAAGCGATTCTTGCTCAGGAGATTGGTTCTTTCTTCACGAAGTATAATAAGCCAGCAACCAAAGAAGTCCTTCAGATTGAAGTAAGTAATCGAACTGATTTGACTGACAAAGAGATGGCTGAACTTACCGAGTTTATCGGTAGTCTTGAACACGAACCAGTCAATGAAGACTGGATGTTGGAAAACACTGAGAAGTTTTGTAAAGATCGAGCAGTATACAATGGTGTCCTACAAGCAATCGGAATCATCGATGGAAGAGACAAAGTCCATACCAAAGATGCGATCCCTAGCATTCTTTCTGATGCTCTTGCCGTTTCATTTGATAATCATATTGGTCACGACTACTTGGATGACCATGATTCGAGGTATGATTTTTATCACAGGGTGGAAGAGAAGATTGCTTTCGACTTGGACATGTTCAACAAAATCACCAAAGGTGGACTCTCAAAGAAAACTCTAAACATTGCATTGGCTGGTACTGGTGTTGGTAAATCTTTGTTCATGTGTCACGTTGGCGCAAGTCATTTAGTCCAAGGTAAAAATGTCTTATACATAACTATGGAGATGGCAGAAGAGCGTATTGCTGAAAGGATTGATGCGAATCTTCTTAACCTAACCATGGACGAACTGAAGGTTGTTGATAAGGATATCTACGAGAGTCGTATTGAAAAGATTCAAAAGAAGACTCAAGGTAAGTTGATCATCAAAGAATATCCTACTGCATCTGCTCATGCTGGACACTTCCGTGCATTATTGGAAGAGTTGAAGTTGAAACGAGAGTTTAAACCTGACATTATCTTCATTGACTATCTGAACATCTGTGCAAGTCAGAGAATGAAACAAGGTGGAAGTATTAACTCTTATACATATATTAAGGCAATTGCAGAAGAACTAAGAGGATTGGCAGTTGAGTATAATGTGCCAATTGTTTCAGCAACTCAAACAACTCGTTCTGGATATACAAATTCAGATCCAGGACTAGAAGATACGAGTGAATCTTTCGGTTTGCCAGCGACAGCTGACTTTATGTTTGCTTTGGTCAGCAATGAAGAGTTGGAAGCATTGAATCAGATTATTGTTAAACAGTTAAAGAATCGCTATAACGATCCTGGATTTTACAAACGATTCGTTATTGGTATTGATCGTGCGAAAATGAAACTGTATGATGTTGAAGCATCTGCACAAACAGGTCTTGCTGATGCAGGACAAGATGACGATGTTCCAATGTTTGATAAAAGTAACTTTGGTCGCAGACAAAAAGCAGAGTCATTCGAAGGATTTAAGTTTTAGGAGAAAGATATGGTTAAAGTAATCGTAGCAGAGAAAAAATACGACTGCCAACATTTGCTTGGACAATTCGTTGACGAAAGTCATTATGATTTTCTTATTGAAGAAGATTGTGATGTTTATATGCCAGCCGATTGCGATCTAGCAACTCAAGCAGATTGTGATAAAGATTGTTCATCTTGCGAGACAGGTGCAGATGAAAAGCGCATTGTTCTAAAGTTCCGTAAGAATTATTTTACTAAAGAACAACAAGATGCAGCCTATGCTGGTTTGCGTGAAGCAGCAACTGAAACTCAAAATCGTGGACTTGCAGCTGGACCACGTGCTGAGAAGTTGGGTAATCGTGAGTGGGTTACTGAGTATGAATATGATATCATTGATTACTTCAGCAATCCTGCAGCAAACTTATTCGGTACAGATCCAATCGAAGAGATCCGTGCAATGCATAAGAACAAGAAACCAAGTCCATCAAATCGTAACAACGTCTGGGGTATCTCAGCAGTTAAGAAAGACGGATTTGATTTTGAAATATGGGTAAACGAGACTGCTAAACTATCTCCAGCTGAGATGAAAGACGAAGCGAATCGTGTAGCAACAAAGTATATCTGCGCAACAACATATGCCAATGGTGTTATGTCTGGTATTGCTGGTTGGTACGATCGTTATCCACGTATCCCTTATGGTCGTGCCACATCATACACACAACGTGAACCTGAGAAGTTCGCAATGGCATATCCATTCCTCCAAACTCTTGCCAAAGGTTTTAAAGACTTGTTGCCATGGAGATACAATAATCAAATGGAAGCTGCACAGAAACTCGATCCAGCATACTTGGTTCCAGGAACTCCATTTACTACCATCACTGTCAACAAAACATTCCGTACTGCTGCACATTACGATGCTGGTGACTTGACATCTGGTTTATCTAATTTGTTGGTTCTTTCCAACAATGGTAACTATACTGGTGGTTATTTGATTGCTCCAGAATATCGTGTTGCTGTGAATGTAAGACCTGGAGATTTGCTACTCATTAACAATCACGAAGTTATGCATGGTAATACTCCAATTGTTTTGGGTGACGAACAAGCAGAGCGTGTATCATTGGTATGTTACTTCCGTGAAAAGATGCTTGAACTTGGTAGCAAAGAATACGAAGATACTCGTTATGACTTTGTTGAAAATCGTAGACTAAACAAAGAACATCCAGACCAACGTCCACTTTGGAATGGTGTAAGTCCAGGAATGTGGGATTCAGATGAGTGGTACAAATATTGCGAACAGAAACTTGGACGTGATGAATTGTTGAAGTATCATCCAGAAGCCAACAAGAATAGTCTAGAGGAGTTCTTCGGATAATGTGCGCAGTCGTTGGAGCAATCCTAATTGAACCTCGTGCCGAAGATTTCTTAATGCTGCATCGTGTGTTCCTTGAGTCTAAGATTCGAGGAATGCATGCCACTGGAATATCATATGTTAAGAATAACGAAATTATTACTGACAAACGTCCAGTCCCTGCTGATGAGTTTCCTTTTAATTTCCCAAGTTATCTCAATGAAGATGGGAATCTCTACCTTGTGGGGCACTGTCGTTATAGCACTAGCGATCTTGAGTATAATCAGCCAATTGCTAATGGCAATATTTCTGTAGTTCATAATGGTGTTATCACCCAAGAACTACCTGAGCATTGGAAAGAACTCTATGGTTATGATTGCGAAACTAAAAACGATACAGAGTTGATTCTAAAGACTCTTGAAACAAATGGTTCACCATTAGAAGATTGGAAAGATTCTAGTCTTGCAGTTTGCGAACTATATGCTGACAAGAAGTTGAGAGTATATCGCAATGGTCAACGTCCATTATATTTGACATCCATACCTAGTGGATGTATAATTACTTCTACATCGGATATTCCTGCTCGTGCAAATGTTGGAGGATTTCCTGTGAATATATTGATGAATCATTATACAACCTTTGACGAGAATCTTGCTATGCATATAGAAAAAGTTGTTATTGCAGATGCAGTGGACTTACAAAATGAACTTTGTTAATTCAACGAGAGTTGAAGAGTTAATTAAAAATAGCCCAGCTGGT